CCCAGATGTCCAACCGGCAGTCTCATCGCCTGCCGCGGCCTTTCCTGATTACGATGCGTGGAGCACACAGCAGCCGTCTGGTGCCGATATCCGCTATGAACGCTACAGCGCCGAGTTTACGCTGGCGGTCGCGGCGGAAAAGGCGCAAGCGTTTGAGGAACAACGACGCTATCAGGCGGACGTGCGCGAGGCGGAAGAGGTCAAGCAGGCGTATCTCAGTCAGGCGGAAGTGTTCGTGCAGGATCACCCCGACTATTGGTCGGTGGTGAATCCCGTTACGACGCAGGTTCAGCCGACCCCCACCACGGAAGCGATGGGGAACGTGATTGCTCGCTCGGCCAGTCCTACGCAGTTGCTCTATCATCTCGGCCAGCATCGGGACGAGTTTCAGCGCATCGTCAGTTTGCCGCCGGCTCGCGCCGTCTATGAACTGGGGAAGATTGAAGCCCGCCTCACGCCTTCGTCGGTGCCATCTGTCCCTCGGACGAGTGCCCCGCCGCCTCCGCAAACGCTGTCTACTCGCGCTGTCGCGCCCGTGGATGATGTCGATGCGGCGCTGGCGTCTGGGGACTTTCGACGCTACAAGGCCGCGCAGAATGCGCGAGATGTGGCGTCACATAGATAGGCGGCTCCGATGCCGACAACGAACTCCTGGAATGTCGTCGATTGGCTGACGACTGAAGGGCTCCGACTGCTCACGAACAAGCTGGCCGTGGCCCAGTTTGGGAACACGAACTACAACAAGGAATTCACGCGGGACTTCGCGGTCGGAGAGACCGTCCGTGTCCCCCGTCCATTCCAGCCGACGATCCGCACCGGCCTCGGGTATAACCCGCAGGCGGTGACACGCATCTACACCACGGTCACGGTCGATCAGATTTTCGGCGTGGACCTCGAGTGGGATGACGTGCAGAAGGCGCTGGAAGTCACCCGCCCCGACGCGCAGCTCCGCGATCAGGTGCTCGATCCCTGCATGTCCTACATCGCGCAGGAGATTGACAGCCGGTTCACGCAGTATGCGTATCAGCACGCCAACAACGTCGTGGGCGTGCTCGGGACGGATCCGACCTCGACCACCATCACGATGCAGGCCCGCCAGCGGCTGATTGAGAAAGCCTGCCCGCCCTCGGGCAACAAGGGCTTCATCATCCCGCCCTCGGTGAACACGTCGCTGACCCCGGCGATTCAGTCCCTGTTTCAGCCCGATGACGAAGTGTCGCGGCTGTTCAAAGAAGGCTCCCTCGGGCGTCTGAGCGGGTTCAAGTGGTATGAGAGCATGTCGCTCTACAGCCACACCGCGGGCACCTGGGCCGGTGCCGTGACCATCACGACCACGATGGCGAGCGGCGATACCACGATTGCCATCACCTGCACCAACGGCGACACGTTCAAGAAGGGCGACAAGATCGGGATTACCGGCTTCTACGCCGTCAACCCGATGACCCGTCGCACGACCACCACGGCGACGACGATGCAGGTCACGGTCCTCGCGGACGTGACGGCCTCGGGCACCTCGGCCACGCTGAGCATCTCGCCAGCGATTTACGGCCCGGGTTCGCCGTATCAGAACGTGAACGCGCTGCCGACCGCGACGACCGCACTGGTCCTCTGGCCGGGCACCACGAGCCCGAACGGCAAAGTGGGCAAGGTCGGGCTGGCGATTCATCCCGATGCGTTCGCGCTGGTCGGGGTCAAGCTCGAGACGCCGAAAGCGGTCGAAATGTCCTCGCAACAGCGGGACCCCGACACCGGGATCAGCATCCGCTTTGTGAAGGCGTGGGATCCCGTGCAGTCGAAGATGATCCACCGGTTCGATGTCCTGATGGGCTTCGGGTCGCTCTATTCAGATAACTGCGCCGTGGCAATCGCCTGCGGTTAAGAGGAGAAGAACATGGCAATGCCTTACGGTTCTGGTTTTTCCCCGCTGACCGGCGAGCCGCGCAGCGGCATGATCCCCATCCCCACGCGGGTTGCGACAGCGATGACGCTGACAACCGGCGGCGGGGCCCGCACGCTGACCGCGGCCGAAGTCCTCGGCGGCGTGCTCATCGTGAACTGCGACGATGCCCAGACGGCGACCTTGCCGACGGCCACGCTGCTCAATGCGGCGCTGCCGGCCTGCTCGGTCGGCGCCTCGTTCGAACTCGACATCGTGAACGTGGGCGATACCACGCTGACGGTGGCGGTCGGCACGGGCGGGACGTTGGTGGTCGGGAACAGCAAGAGCTCGGTGGCGACGATTGCGCTGCTGAACTCGAAGCGGTTCATCATCATCGTGACCGGCGTGACGCAGAACGGCGATGCCTCGGACAGCTATCAGGTCATTGGCATGGGTTCGATTGCCGCCTCGGTGGCATAGTGTCGGATCTGACGTTTCCCCGTCACGTCTACTGGCGTGGCGGGGTCTTTCTCATCGTGCAGACTGTGTCTGACTATGAGGCGGCGCTGCAGGCCGGTGGCCTGGACGCCCCCTCACCAGACTGGCCTGCGCCGGATGGGTATCGGCTGATCACGGATCTGCCGACTCAACCGGCGCATGATGAACCGAAGAAACCACGCGGGAGACCGCGGAAGACGGAGACCTAAATGGGTCAGATCACGATTCGCGGCGGGGGCGTGTTCACCTCGAAAAACATCGAGGACATCAACGCCAACTTCACGGAACTCTACGGCGGGGCGGGTGGCATCACCGGTCCCACAGGCGGCACGGGTCCCACCGGTGCCACAGGCCCATCGACTGGCGTCACCGGTCCGACCGGTAGCACAGGCCCGACGGGTCCAGCAACCGGCGTGACGGGACCGACCGGCGCAACCGGCGCCACCGGACCGACCGGACCCTGAGATGTTGGTCACGTCTCGAGCCATCGCCGCATCGGCGGCGTATGAACTCGGCACCCTCGGCCAAGGCGAAACGATGTCCGCGGCGGATCTGGCCCAATGGCTGGATCTGCTGCGGGCACTCCTCAACGCCTGGAATGCGGATCGACGCGCCGTGTATGCGACCGCGTTCGACACGTATACGCTCGTGCCGAATCTCTTCCCGCATACCATCGGGCCGACGGGCACGTTTACGACCACGGCGCGACCGGTGGACATTGACGGGGCGAACCTGATCCTGCCGGCGACGACGGTGAACTTCAACGGGCAGATCACGATTCGGGATGCCCAGTGGTGGCTGAATCAGTCGGTGCCGCAGTTAACCTCGGACATTCCGACGGACTTGTATTACCAGCCGGATTATCCGAACGGGAAGATTTTCTTCTGGCCGGTGCCCTCGACCGCGTATGACGTGCAACTGATGACGCGGGTGCTGCTCGATGATGTGGTCACGACGGCGAGCAGCTTTGAACTGCCGCCCGGTTACTACGATGCGATCCGGCTGAGTCTGGCAGAAAAGGGGCAGCGTCCGTGGGCCCGTCCGCCGGATGTGACCCTGATCAACGATGCGAGTAAGGCGCGGGCGGTGATCTTCGACAACAACGTGGAGATTCCGCGGCTGCGCACGAAGGATCCCGGGATGACCCCCGGCAAGGGCGGATTTACCGCCGATTTCAACTGGTTGAACGGACAGATTGTCTAAGGAGTCCTGATGGCTGTGCTGTTCGTTCCGCTCCAGAAGATTATGCAGGCGCAGACGGCCCAGAACGCCGTGGCCGTGCTGCCGGATGACTATATCGGGCGCTACGTCGAATCGACGTTCTACGTGGTCTGGGACCATACGTCCGCGGCCGGCTCGGTGGTCGTGGAGACCGCGCACAGTCCGACCTATGCCGGCACGTGGGCGAATCTCGCCACGGCGAACTGGTCCGCGATTGACAAGATTACGAGCATTTCAATTTCCGGCGTCTATGCCGCGGTGCGGGTGCGCATTGCGACGGCGGTGACGACCGGCACGGTAGACGTGTGGGTCTTGGCCTCAGATTCGTAAGGAGTGACCGCGTGGCAAAATCCAGTTCCAGTGAATTACTCGAGCAGCTTGACGAGGCGTTTGACACCACGGAGCAGAAGGCTGAGGCGCTACAGTCGGTCCAGTCCGCGGCAGCGGACGCGATTGCCGAGAAGCGAGCCGAACTCGCGGCGGTGCAGCAGACGCATGATGCCTACGTCGAAGAGGCGCAGGCCGCCTATCGGGATGCCCGCGTGGCCCTCGAGCGCCTGCAGGGGCAACTCAACGAGCGCATCGGCGCCGCGGTGAATCCTCGCGTCATTGTGCGCGGATGACGACCCGGATCGGCGGGGTGGCAGAAGTCACCTCCAGTGCCTTCCGGCTGCAGTCGAATCAGTCCGAGGTCAAGCATGCCGTGGTCTCCGCGAGCGCGGGCGGGGCGACGACGCAGGTGGCGGCGGTCGCTGGCAAGAAGATCAGCGTCTTGGCGTTTGCCCTGACCTCGAGCGGCATCGTCAATGTGAAGTTTCAATCCCATACGACGGGCGATATCTCTGGCTTGTTCTACGAGATTGCGAATACCGGCTTCGTGCTCGGTC